AACAAAGATTGGGCGGCTTGGCAGTACACAACACTAGAAGGTGGCTTTGTTACTGAACAAGAAATACTAGCAGCACGTCAAGACATGAGTGAGAAACAGTTCAAGCAGGAGTTTGAAGCTTCGTTTGAAACTGAAGAATCAAGAGTTGCTTGGGCGTTTGACAGAGATCAAAATGTAATAGAACCTACACTTGACCTAGACACACGTGAACTATTTGTGGGCATGGACTTCAACGTCAATCCTATGAGTGTGGCAATTGCAAGTAGAACAGGAGACACTCTTACAGTGTTTGATGAACTAGCAGTCTACAGTTCCAACACAGATGAAATAGCAGATGAAATACTAAACAGATATCCACGCTCAAAGATCTATTGCTTTCCTGATCCTGCAGGCAGCGCAAGAAAGACCAGTGCAAACTCAATGACTGATCACAAGATACTTGAGAACAGAGGCTTTATTGTAAAGGCACCACGCAAGCATGACGCAGTCAAAGATAGAATAAACGCAACCAATGCACGTTTCCGCAACGCACAAGGTGATGTAAATCTATTCATAACCAAGAACTGCAAACACACAATAGAAAGTTTAGAAAAGCATAGCTTCAAACAAGGCACAATGATTCCAGACAAAGAGTCAGGATACGATCATCAATTTGATGCACTAAGTTATATGGTTGCTTTCTTGTATCCAATACGCAAACAAGTAGAATTACCAAAGCAACCACAACGCTGGGGCCATGCTATACGTTAAGAGCCCCTTTTTTGCATAATATAAAAAAATGCAATAAATAGTATTGATATCAAATACAAACCCTAGGGAAACAACAATGAATGCAATAGAACAGATTGTTGAAGATGCTGCCCAGTTTCTGAGCGGCAACACAACATATACAGAATACAAGGACCAGTGGCAGTTCTTGTTTGAAAGTTATGTGGGCGGCAAAGCCTACAAGAACGCAGGCCACTTAACACGCTATGTAAACGAAAGCCCAGGTGAATACTCAGCACGTTTAGAAAGCACACCTCTGCAGAATCACTGCAACTCAGTTATTTCAGTTTACAATGGTTTCTTGTTTAGACAGAACCCCAGTAGACAATATGGTAGCATAGAGAATCTACCTGAACTAGAAGATTTCTTATATGACGCAGACATGGATGGACGTTCATTCAACAGCTTTATGAAAGACGTTTCAACTTATGCAAGTATCTTTGGCCACACTTGGATAGTAGTTGCCAAACCATACATTGGCGCACAAACACGTGGCGAAGAAATGGAAGCAGGTGTAAGACCATATGTTTCAATGCTGAGCCCACTAACAGTGCTAGACTGGAGTTGGAAGCGTCAACCAAATGGACGTTATACACTAGACTATTTCAAATACATTGAAGAAGTAAATGGCGATGTTGTTACTTGTAAAGAATGGTCCCCAGACTTTATTCGCACAATAGTTATTGACCGTGACAATGATGTAGTAACAGAACAGTTTGTTGAACCAAATGGACTTGGCAAGATACCTGCAGTGCTTGCATACAGTCAACGTTCAATCATGCGAGGCATTGGTATTTCAGACATTGGAGATATTGCCAGCGCACAGAAATATATTTACAATGCACTATCAGAAATAGAACAATCAATCAGACTAGATAGTCATCCAAGTCTAGTTGTAACTCCTGAAACAAATGTAGGCGTAGGTGCTGGCGCATTGATTCATATGTCAGAAAGTATGGATCCAGGATTAAAACCTTATGTGCTGGACTTCCAAGGTGCTAGTGTTGACAAGATACTTGCTGCAATCAACCAAACAGTTGAAAGCATTGACAAGATGGCAAACACAGGCGCAGTTCGTGCAACAGTATCACGCACAATGAGTGGTGTTGCAATGGAAACAGAGTTTCAACTTCTTAATGCAAGGCTTTCAGAAAAAGGTGATGCACTAGAACTTGCTGAAGAACAAGTTTGGAAACTGTGGGCAGAATACATGGGTTATCGTTGGGATGGCGTAGTTGAATATCCAGACAGCTTCAACTTGAAAGACAAAGGCAACGACCTTGAACTGTATTTGAAAGCAAGCACTGCACCAAACCAAACAGAAACTTACAAGAAGCAACTGCAAAAGCAGATTGCACAAACAGTGATTATGGATGAGAGTGAACTGAGTGAAATCTACAATGAAATAGACGAACCAATGGAACAGTTTGAACCTCATATAATGCAAAATCCAAACACAGGCGAAACACGCATAGCGAATACAGAACAAGAACATTTAGAGCTTGCAAGTAGAGGTTGGTTTCATCCATAATGGCAACTGAAGCAGAAATACGCAAACATCAAAAGCAACTAGATGAGTTGATCAAACAGTTTGAAACAGGACTGCAAGATCAACTCAATGCTGCCTTTGATGCAGTAGCAGCACTAGGCACTGATGCTAGTCGTACAGACGTTCTGCAGATATTTGAAACTGTTCGTGCTTGGGCTGACAGTGAATCACAAACACTAAACACTGTTATCCAAAGCAATATTGATATGAATGCTGATGTGCTGGGCACTGATATAAATCAACAAACACTCAGCAAACTGCAAGACGTAAGAGATCAAATGCAATCACAAGTACGCACTGCAATAGACCAAGAACAGAATCGTGTTATTGAAACTATTGTGTTGGCAGGTGTTGCAGGCGCAGTTGCAAGAGACTTGATTGGACAAACACGTTCAATCAAAGAAGGCAGTCAGCGTAGAGTAGGAACAGTATTTGGAAATGCAGTTTATCAGTTTGATGCGATTGTTACTCGTGCAAGAAGCCCACAAGACACTCCACAGAAGTATCAATATGTGGGTGGACTTATTGACAGTTCAAGAGACTTTTGTGCTCAGCATGATGGCGCAATCTATACTGAAGAAGAAATACGTGACATATGGAATGACTCATGGAGTGGACAAGCACCAGGTGATCCTTTTGTAGTAAGGGGTGGATACAACTGTCGCCACACTTGGGTAGCAGTTGAAGAATAATGCAATGGATATTTCACACATGGATCATAATAGTGTTAATCGTGATATTCGTCCTATGAACGAAGATGAATTACAAGCAAGCAAACAGAGGGAGAACGCAAATGCCAAAAAAGAAGAAAAAAGGTAGCCGTGGCGGTCGCAGAGGTTGATTGGAATCAATACTTTGAATCAATCAAACGTGTATGCCCATGGAGTCATGTTGCATTTAAGAGGGCTGCAATAGACTTAACATTGTGGCGGGGAGTAATATCCCCCTTGGGCAATTGGGAAGCGAGATTGTATCTTGCACCCCGCCACAATCCTAGGCAACTTAAAAAGATGAGTGATAGATTCAATAGAGAACGTCCAACAGAAGAATGGCTATGGAGTCATCCTACGTTTGGAAATCATTCAACTCCAGTAGCTTGCTTTATCCAACAGGACCGTCAGAGGCTGGAAACCATCCGTTTTTCAACCAATAAACAAACCTAGGCATAAATAAAGTTACACAATATTTACTCACTTAGGAGGTTTCGTACACATGAGCGAAGAAATCATGGCAAATGAAGTAGCAACTGATGCGCCAACACATAACACAGTTGAAAATCAGGAACAGAGCAAGACATACTCTCAAGAAGAATTTGACAGACATATGGCAGGACTTAAAAAGAGTCTCGCTTCAAAGTATGAACGTCAATATGCTGAGATAGGTGACATAGACGAACTACGCCAGCTCAAGTCTGAAGCAGAACAGCGCAGACAAGAAGAGCAAATCAAGCGTGGTGAGTTTGAAAAGACACTACAAGAACTTGCTCAAAAGAAAGATGATGAAATCCGCAAAAGGGATGCAGTCATCACGGAGTATAAAGTAAACTCACCCTTGCTTGATGCTGCCGCTCGTTACAGAGCAGTTGCACCAGATCAAGTTAAAGCCTTGCTTGGTAATCAAGTAAGACTAGGTGAAAGCGGAGAAGTTGAAGTGCTAGCCAATGACGGCAGTGTTAGATATGATGACAGTGGTAAGCCAGTTACGGTAGACACACTGGTCAAGGAGTTCCTTGACACAAATCCACACTTTGTTCAGCCTGGCGTATCCACTACAAACACCCGCAGCCAAGTTACTCCAACAAGTGCTAAGTCTGGTTTTGATCTAGAAAGTTTAGATCTTACCAAACCAGAACATAGGAAACTTTATCAGGAGGCTCGTCAAAAGGGTCTCGTTTAACAATGCCAAATATTAAGGAGATTATAAATGGCTGATTCATACATTAGTTCAACTAATACAGACGCACTATTTGTTCCTGCCAAAGCTGCAACAGTATATGCTGCACATGAGAGTTCACTCTTCCTAGGCGGACAAATGATCCCAGTAGTAAACGCACCAAATGGCGTACTACAAGTTCCAGAACTAGCGGCAGTTACTGCTACTACCATTGGTGG